AAACATGGTACTAAAAGCCCGTCTGGGTATTTAGACGGGTTTAGATTTTTTGTTATTCTAACAGGTTTTATACACTGCATAATTTTACAGCCTTATACCACCCCTGCTAGAACCATAACTTTTAAGTCTACGGGATCGGCGCTTGATATTTCGTTTTTTCCCGTATCTCGAATGGAATCTCTTTCCAAATCTTTTTCGCCTCATCTACTGTACTCCTTATATTTTGTAATTGTTTTGATGTGCATGAACACATCTGGAAGATAATATATATTATAATAATACTCCCCATAATACCATATTTTTTTTGCATTTTAACGCCTCCTTAATATTTTAACGGGTTTACCGTGTGTTGATTGTTGATACCCGCTTACTTTTTGTGTAGACTCTTGCATTCGTTGGGCTCTTACCATCTCAGATAATTCTTGTACCAGTGATTGTTCTCCAGTTTGAAGTTTATCACCTATTAGTCCTTTCAGACTTTTTAATACATTTGGAATTGCTCCAGTACTGGGTTGACCAGTTGCTTTTTGTAATTCATAATCTTGCCAGTCACGTAGGTTTTGTATACCTATGTTACCAGTTTCATTTATCGTTTTTTGTTGCTGTAGCTTTATTAAGTCTTTTTGGGCTACTGTTGTAGCTATATCCTCTTTCATCTTGCTTAAGGATAAAGCCGCTAGCGTTGTATTTAATGCTTGTCCTGTTCCGAAATCGGTTTCTGATACTGGTGGAGGGGTAGATACCGTACCCCCTGTGCCAGCTCCTTGCCCTGTAGCTAAAACAGGGCTTAAACCAGCCGCTTTGAGGTCTGCTACACGTCTTTGTACTGCCGTATCTTCTCTTTCCATAAGTTTACGATTCATTTTTCGGGTATAAGCTTGATTGCTGAGGTCGAGTCCAAATTTGGCTGCTCCTCCAGCTATTGAGCCTAAGGCTCCTACTGCTGCTATTAGTGGTAACATTTTTGCCTCCGTTGGTGTCATTGCGCTATATTCCCTTCAAGTAGGGGAATATATTTACGCCCCCTTGTGGGGGGCGTTTTATTAGTTATACTTTTGCTGTAACTTCATCTGTTGGTTTGCTCTCTGTGCCATTAGATGATAAATTATCGCTTTTTGGTGCTGTCGATTTTTTCTCATTAGCTCGTTTTGCTTGTAAAATTGCTTTATTCTGTATTTCCAACGCAATTTGTGTAGCATCAGCCATATCGAATCCTTGAGTTCTTGTAGGGTCTTCGAAGTTATCATCTGGTTCTTCTCCTTGTTGAAAATCATACATTTCACGACGGGATTGCATAAGTCTTTGACCAGCTAACAGCATAGTCTCAACACGCTGTTTTGTTGATAAATAACCTGCTTTTTCTACTTTTTCCGTTTTATCAATCGGAAAAAAGATTTTTGGAAATTCTTTTTGATTGTAATGTGTCCTAAACATATTTTACCTCTTAGTTATGATCGATAAGCCCCGGTTCTGCCATATACGGCATAGGTCGGAAAGCTTTAATAATATTTGCAAACTGTACAATAAGTCCGGGTTCTGAAGGTGCAGCAAAACAATCTTTGCGTATATCAAGACTGTTTACGAATGTACCGTTTAATGTAGGTACTGAGGCAAATTGACGTGATATATGCCAATAATCAAATGTGCTGCGCATATTACCGCAAACCAAATTTTGTTTTGTTCGCATTTCGTCATAGCGACCTTGATATCCAAATACACCAATATTAACTCCTGCATTTGCATTAGTAACAAAAATTTCACCTTTAAGAATTGCTTGTTCACTGAGGTTGGCAAATTCCGGGAAGTAAAAATCGTATTTTGTTTGTCTTAACCATTGACGGTTTATACCTTGCTGATAAGATGGTTTTGGCATTACAGAGAATATACCCATTATTAAACCAAATTCTGTGGCACGATATTTGCCACAAAAGCTATTATTTACAGCTATACCATGACCAGCTAAGTTACCTTGCGGTGATGTACCATCTGTTGATGATGTTTGTAATACTTCACTGATAATTACAGGTGATTTTGATCCGCCTATATATTCAGGACGTTGTAATCTTTCATCTCTTGGACTTACATCAAAATGTGCTCTTAAAAATTCGCAGTAACGACTACCAGCTCTAGCATTTCTTTCTAGCCATTTTTGCACCTGAAATATTAGTCTTAAATCTGCTACGTCAAAAGTGTTAGCATCTGACATATTAATATAGAGGGAATCCAAGAATGCGTCTAAGTTAGTTTCTCCATTTGCACTTGCGGCATATATAGTTGGTATTGTAGCTGTATTAGCAACAGTTAATGCATTTGATCCTGCGCCAGGGTTAGTTGAACTTGCTGGATGATTTAAATAAGCAATACCAGATAAAGCCAAGCTTGGAGCTGTACCTTTTTGTTGTGACAACAAAGCACTAGTAAAATAATCTTTTTCCCAATTTCGCTGTTGTACTGCTACTGCCGTAAGTGATTCTTTAGCTTGTAAATTTTCATCTCTATAATATTCATTCCAAATTAGATTATAAGCACGTCTTGGAAAATCAATTGGTTCGACTCCAGCGGGATCTGCTATAGATACTGGAAATCCCAGATAATCCCATAATGATAATGGATCTGTTTCACCTGTACCGGGATCCCAAGTGGGTATTGTACTTGTATCTGCACCATCTTCTCCACCTGTAATAAAATCTTCCCAACTACCTTCATATTCATCAGCTTCGGGCTCAAGTTCATCATTAAGCTCTTCATTAACTTCACGATTCCACAATATGCGGTAAGGCACAAAGAAATAATGAGCAAAAATATTAACTTCATGCAAGATAGGTGCTACGAGTGGTTGAAATCGTATAACTGCTTGCGATTGAATATTAAAGATGTCACCGGGGACTACTTCATCGCACATAACTGGGATCAATTGTCCCATATCACAATCAAACGTTTTTACGTATGATAGGTCGAACATGCTTCTTGCTGGTTGCACGTTCCGCACTCTGCTGAATACATTTCTTTTGTTTAGCATTTTTTTCCTCATGTTTTTTTATTATTTTATCGAGCAGTTCCCACTGCTCATCTGAGAGATCTTTAGCGTACATTGTATTTAATTTTTTTAGTTTCATATTACCTTTAAATAAGAGCCCCCCGGATACCCGGGGGGTGATTATGGCTATTTAATTTTTTTTAACTCCCTTTGATATTCCATCTCATTAAAATTATCTGGAAGTTCATCTTTGAATCTTTCAGTAAAATTTTCTGTTTGAATTATTTGTAATTCAGGAGTTAATTCTTTACCTTGTAAATAGCCAACCCTGATAAGGGTGAAATCGTTTGGGAATTCTTGCTTGTCGAGAAAAGTTTTGAACCATCTTCTGGCTACTATTTCATTTTCTACCTGAAATACAGGACCCACTTTTTCGCAAATCATGTCTTCAATGACATAAATTTCGTAGGGTTTTTGTAAGTTCTTTTCCATAATCTTTTTACCTCTTTGTTATAATTAATCTGTCGCGCCTTAAGGCTTGACGAATCATTATGCGTACATAATGATTTTTTTTGCAATCACAATTTATTTTTTTTCCGTAATTTTTTCATTACTAAACGGGCGTTTACATTTTTTTCTGACTGCTTATATTGACGCTTTTTCGCTTCTTCCAATTTTTTTATGTCATCCGCTTTTTGCGTTTTATAATATTCGTCAGATGTAAGTTTAACGCCTGTTAGTTTATATACATTTTGTATATCATTTGCGATTGCAATTTCTTTATTAAAGTCAGTATTTTGTAATTTTAATTCATTTATATAGTATCGTGGAAAGCTTACCATTTTACCGAATACTGTTATACTTTTATTATCTAGTAATTGTTGTTCGTTTTCTTGTACATAATTTTTACCTAATCCATTAGACATTAATCTAAATACTGGTTCACGATCTTTATGACCAAATTCTTCATCTGCTAATTCACCGGATAATTTTTTATCAATATATGCTGTTACATAATCAATTCTTTCTGGGTCTGCAGATCCGCATGATACAAATCCAAGTGTCCAATTATCTTTAATTAATTTTATATCTTTTAAATCTATGCCTATGATAATAGCATGGTAATGTGGTCTCTGTGTTTCGTCTCCATATTCGCCACAGGCGAAGTATTTAATTTTTATGTCTGTTTTTTGAATTGACTTTCTAAGTCTTTTAAAGAACTTTTGTAGATCGTTTTTGCGCAATGACGGCCAACCGTATTTACCTATTGGTACATATTGTTCATTATAAGTTAATGTTATGAACATTGCTTTATTATCTGTTGTACTTATTTCGTGTAATACACGAGTTGACCATTCTTTACGTTTTTTTATTCTACAAGCTATACATTTTAAACATGGTACTAAAAGCCCGTCTGGGTATTTAGACGGGTTTAGATTTTTTGTTA